AATACGCCTAGTATTTAACTCAAACGACTGCGAAAGCAGACTATACTGGAGGTATAGACATATGGGTACAACTACATTTTCGGGACCGATTAAAGCGGGAACGATTAAGGACACTACAGGCACAACAGTTGGCGAAAATATACAAAACACAGGTTTTGTATTAATGAGTCAAAGTAAAGTTGTTGCTCTTACGGGAGCGACTGCTAACACTACAGTTGCGGTAATACCTGCTAACTCACAAGTAGTAGAAGTATTTGCTGATGTTACAGTAGTATCTAACGATACTGGTGCTGCAAACGTTTCTGTTGGTAATGCTTCAAATGCTACAGCTTATATTGCTGTATCAAATGCAAAAGTTACTGGAAGACTAACAGCTGTAAATGCTGCTATTATTTCTTCAGCATTTTTCGATGTTGGAACTTCAGATTCAAGACTTACTGCTGTATTTCAAGCTGGAACTGGTGATGGTACAACTGGCTCTGCCGTTGTTACTGTTTACTATTTACAAGATAGAAACTTAGCGTAATTAATTAGAGGGCCTTCGGGCCCTCATTAAAAAACTATGGCTTTTGATTTTAATTTAGATTTTCTTAAAGAAGCAGGTGATGCTTTAAAAAATTTTGGAAAATCTACTGATGAAAAAATAGAAGATTATAAGAAAGTAAAAGAAGATTATGAAAAAGGATTATCTAATGAAGAAAAAATTTTAGCTGAAAGAGAAGATTCATTAATTACTAAATCTGTTAATACTGATGAAGAAATTAAAAAACAAGCTAAAGAAGAAGGTGATGATTTAGATAAAAGATTGCAAGATATTTCTAAAGTAATAGACAAATTTAGCGATGACGGTGGAAGTGGTGGTATAAAAAAATTAGGAGAAGGCCGACTAGATGTATCTTCTGATCCATTAAATCCTAAACCAATAGATTTTACTAATACTATAGGTAAATCATATTTATCAGGTGTTATTGAAAAACCTAGTAGCGAAAAAGACAGAATTACGTTACTATATGAACAATTAAGAAAATTTAACTTAATATAAGGAGGAAATATGGCAGGTTCAGACGTAAAAGCAAATAGTACTACTACTACAGGATCAAATGTTGTTTTATTTGGTGGACCTATTAGATTAAAAGGATTTATAGCAACTCCAACTGCTAATGCTGGAACTGTTACATTTGCAGATGATAATGTAACTATATTCAGTATTACTACAGCAGCAAGTGTTGCATCAGGTCCTATATCTATTAGTATACCAGATGAAGGTATAAAATTTGGAACTAAACTTCAAGCTAATTTAGCTAACGTTGCAGGATTAACTGTATTCTTTGCGTAGGTCTTTATGGCACTATCGGGTTCAGCTAATTTTCAGTTAAATGTAACTGAAGTAATTCAAGAAGCATATGATCGTATTGGAGGTGATCCAATATTAGGTTATGATGTTCGTTCCGCTAGAAGAAGTTTAAATATCATGTTCACAGATTGGGCCAATCGTGGTTACAATCAATGGACTGTAGAATTAGAAACTTTATCATTAGTTCAAGGAACAAATCAATATACACTTCCTGCTGATACTATTGATATTGTTGAATCAAGTATTAGAAGAAATGAAGGTGGAACTAATACTGATTATTTTATGACACGTTTAGCTTTAGGAGATTATGAATCTATTGGAGTTAAATCAACTCAATCTTTACCTACTCAATTTTTTTTACAAAGATTATCTACACCAGTTTTATTTTTATATCCAACTCCCATTAATTCTACAGATGTAATGAGATATTGGAGAATTAGAAGAATAGAAGATATAACTGCAAATACTGTAAATGGAGTAGATCAAAATGTAGATGTACCTTCTCGTTGGATTGAAGCAATGTGTTCTGGACTAGCTTATTTTTTAGGTAAAAAAAGACCAGGCATAGATGGTAATATGAGAGCTGAATTAAAATTAGATTATGAAGAAGCATTTTCAAGAGCACAATCTGCGGACTCTACTCCTACAACTAGAATAGTTCCAGGATATGGAAGGTCAATATAATGGCTGGCGCAAATTCTAATAGTGAAAGAACTAAAAAACCTCATAGAGCACCTTACACTAAATTTTCAAGTGGTAGATATGGAAGAACTATATCAGATAGAAGTGGATTAGAATTTCCTCATAATGAAATGTTATTTGAATGGAATGGACTTTTTGTGCATGATTCTGAATATGAACCAAAACATCCACAACTTGATTTAACTTATTTTACTGATGCTACAACATTAGAAAATGCACGTTTAAATGTCCCAAATTCACTCATAGGTGGTGTTCCAGATCAGATTCAGACTATATACCCTAATACATCAGGAGCTGTGTTAGCGGTAGGAGTTGCAGAAGCTACAACAAATTTGTTATCATTATCTCTAGGAAGTGTTACAGTAGTCACTTCATGAGTGATGAATTAAATAAAAAGAAAAAATATGGCGTTGTAATTGCAACACCATGTTATGGTGGAATGATCAATGAAGGTTATCTTCATGGAATTATTCAAACTCAATCAGTAGCTGCTAAAAATGATTTTCACATGGTATTAAATACTATGGGAAATGAAAGTTTAGTTACTAGAGCTAGAAATACTTTAGTTGCACAATTTTTAGATTTATGTGAGTCAGATCCACACGATAGATTTACACATTTAATGTTTATAGATGCCGATATAGGTTTTGAAGGTAAAAACATTTGGAGATTATTAGATTCAGGACACGATATAGCTTGTGGAGTATATGCTAGAAAATCTGTAGATTGGAACCATGTTGTAGAACTTGCTAAAAAAGGAGATTTTGAAAATATGGAACAAAAATCTTTAGGATATAATTTAAATTTTGCAAATCCTAGAGATATTCAAATGAAAGCTGGATTTGTAGAAGTATTAGATGCAGCTACGGGTTTTATGTGTATTAAAAAAGAAGTCTTTTATAAAATGATGAAAGCTTATCCTAATCTTAAATATACTAGTGATCAGATCATAAATACTGAAAGATTTACTTCTAAAAATACATATGCATTTTTTGACTGTATTATTGATGAAAAAAGTAATAGATACTTAAGTGAAGACTATGCTTTTTGTAGAATGTGGCAAAAGATTGGTGGTAAAATATACGCTGATTTATTAAGTCCTCTTACTCATTGGGGAACTTACGCATTTAAAGGATATGCATGGTCTAAATTTACTGTAGCACCAGGAGATAAAAAAGATGCCAATGACGTACTCAAGTCTAAAGAGTGATATACAACTCTGGGCTGAAAATAATGGAACTGACTTTATAAATCAATTAGACACATTTATTGATAACACAGAGTTTAGACTTTCAAGAGATATTGATCCAGTAGGATTTAATCAAAATATGACATCTTCTGTTTATTCAGGAGATAGATTTGTAACTTTACCATCAGCTATAGAACCTATGCTTATTAATTATGTAAATATAACTGTAAGTGGTAATGTTTCTTTTTTAGAAATTAAACCATTAGAATTTATACAAGAGTATTGGCCTAATGTAAGTATAACAGCTCAACCTAAATATTTTGCTAATTTTGATGATAATACGTTATATTTAGCTCCTACACCAGATCAAGCTTATTCTATTCAACTAGGATATCAAGGAAGAATTAATCCATTATCTAATACAAATACTACTAATTATTATACTACTAATACTCCAGATGCTCTTTTATATGGTTGTTTATCTGAAGCAAATATCTTTACAAAGAACATGGAAGACTATAATATCTACAACAAAAAATATGTTGAGAGTGTGACTGCCATTAATAATGAAGCTCGTAGAAGAAGAAGAACGGACTTTAAATTTCCTGGTAGCCCACTTGGTGAAAACACTTTAACTGGAGGACAATAAAAAATGCCGATTACACAAGCTATCACGGTTACATTTAAGGAAGACTTAATGAAGCCAGGAGCAAATTTAGTTGCAAGTACATTAAAGTGTGCTTTATATTCGAACCTTGCTACTTTAGATCAAAACACTACTGCGTACACTACAAGTAATGAAATTTCATCATCTGGAACTAATTACACAACTGGCGGAGCTACATTAAGTAACGTTGCAATTACTGTTGATGGAACTACAGCAATATTTGATGCTGATAATGTTACATTTGCTAATGCAACTATTTCTGCACAAGCTGCTTTAATTTATAATAATAGTTTAAGCAATGCTGCAATTGCAGTTTTAGATTTTGGTGGTGTTAAAACATCTACAAACGGAACATTCGAGCTACAGTTTCCAAACGCTGATGCTACTAACGGATTAATTCGTATAGCATAGAGAGGTAAACTCCTATGCCAACAGCGCAAGAAGGTTGGAGCAGATTAGGGTATAATGTAGGAGCTTGGAATACATCTCCTGATGCTCTTGCAGATGTTACTGGTCAACAATTAGAAACTCAAATAGATTTTGGTGGTTATTGGAACGCCGATGAATGGTCAAGTGGCGCCTGGAATATAGGTCATGGTGCAGTTCTTACCGGTGATGGAAATGTTTTTGCAATTTCAACTTTAACTCAACTTACAGCAAGTGTAGGTAATATAATTACAATTGCTAATGCTAATATTTCTATTAATGGTCAATTAGCAAATGTATCTTTAAATAATGTAATTGTACTTAATGAAGCTAAAGTAGTTATAACAGGAGAAAATTTAACCACTACTTTAGGTTCTATATCAATAGCAGCTGGTGGATCTATTACAATTCAAACTGGTGCTGAAATAGCTTTAGATGTATCTGTAGGAAATGTTACAACAGGAACTGCTAATAGAATTGATATAATAGGATTTGAATTAAACACAAATTTAGGAAATATTACTTTAGTATTAAATAATATTATTCCTATTACTGGATCCCAGGCTAATGTAACAGCTAATACGATAGATATTAGAGCTGATCAAGTTCTTTCTTTAACCGGTAGCGGAGCTACTACTTTTGTAGGAAATGTTATAGCTAATTCTAACAACTTTTTAACTATAACAGGTCAAACTGCTAATGTAAGTGTGGCTACTCTAAAATTCTGGGATAATATAAATACAAGTACAAATACTGAAAATTGGACAAATATTAACTAGACAATAACATATAAATGAATATTATTTACAAATACAAAATTTAAGAGTATAAATACACATGGCTTCTACATATACATCGAGATTAAAATTAGAGAGACAAGGTTCTGGTGAAAACGCAGGAAATTGGGGTAATTTAGTAAATTATGTTTTTAATAGAGTTGATTCCTCTGTAAAAGGATATCAAGCTGTATCCGTTGCAGGTTCTGCTAACGTTACACTAACTTCTAATACTTCTACAACTAACACTGATGATTCTACTACAGATGATCAGGTTCATAATGCTGTACTTGAATTTACAGGTGCATTAACTGGAAGTATTAATGTATTTACAGATGCTGTAGAAAATCAATATGTAGTATTTAATAATACTTCAGGAGCTTTTAATTTAACTTTCGCACCAACTGGTGGAACTGGTATAATCATTCCACAAGGTTCTAAATCTTTAGTATATACAAATGGAACGGTAATGTATGATGTTATGGCTGATTTAGGTAACGTAAATGTTACTAGAATAGGAAATAATGGTTCATCAACATACTTTACTTTACCTTCAACTGATGGTACTAATGGACAAGCTTTGGTAACAAATGGTAGTGGACAACTATCTTTTTCCACTGCAGGAATTACAACAGGTAAAGCCATTGCTATGGCAATGATTTTTGGAGGATAAAAAAATATGGCAAACCCGAATATAGTAAATGTAGCTTCGATTTTAGGAAAAACAGATACATTTGCACTTACTACAACAAGTGCTAACTTAGTTACAGCAACAGCAAATACAGTTTTTAAAATTAATTCTATATTAGTTACAAACATTGATGGAACTAGTGCTGCTGATGTTACAATTGCATACAATGATTTAACAAATACAAGATCAATAGCAAGTACAATTGCAGTACCCGCTGATGCAACTTTATCAGTGATTGATAAAACAAATTCATTTTATTTAGAAGAAAATGAAGTAATCTCTGGACTCGCTAGTGCCAATAGTGATCTAGTGTGTTTGATATCATACGAAATCATAAGTTAACCGGGAGAATTTTGCTATGGCAAAAGACAACGGTGGAATAATCGGAAAACTTAATACTCCCACAACATCGGTCGCAACAGGAGTATGGGCTCTTGAAGATCAATTCAACGCACGTGTTTCAAATATTTGGCCAAGCCCTCCTTATTCAATAGATTTTTTAGTAGTAGCTGGAGGTGGTGGAGCTCAAGGAGGAGGTGGTGGTGCTGGAGGTTATAGAACTTCAACTCAAGGTGTATTAATAGGAACAGTAATTACAGTAACAGTAGGTGATGGAGGTCCTGGTAATACTTACCCAAATAGAGCAACAAGTGGTAATGATTCTTCTATTTCAGGTTCCGGTTTATCAACTATAACTTCTACTGGAGGTGGTGGAGGTGGCGGAATTGATGGAGACGCAACAACTGCAACAGGTAGAAATGGTGGTTCTGGTGGTGGTAGTGCAAGAACGCCAAGTGCAAACAATCCTAATGTTGGACAAGGAAACACTCCAAACACATCTCCATCACAAGGTAATAATGGTGGAACTGGTAATGCTTCTGCACCAAATTATGGTTCAGGTGGAGGAGGAGGTGCAAGTGCAGTAGGTGCAAATGGAACTTCAGGTGGAGGAGGAAATGGTGGTGATGGTACAGCTTCTTCAATAACAGGTTCTTCTGTTACAAGAGCAGGTGGAGGTGGTGGTGCCACTCAATCTAGTAACGCAGGTACTGGAGGAAGTGGAGGTGGAGGTAATGGAGCACAAACTAATGGTTCAAATGGAACTGCAAATACTGGAGGAGGAGGTGGTGGATCCACTGGAGGCACTGGTGGTAATGGTGGAAAAGGTGTTGTTATTTTAAGTGTACCAACTGCTAATTATTCATCAACTACAACAGGAAGTCCAACAGTTACAACATCAGGAAGTAATACAATTTTACAATTTAACGGATCAGGGAGTTACACAGCATAATGGCATCATTCGCAAAATTAAATTCAGAAAATATTGTAACAACAGTTGTCTCTGTTGTTAATGAAGTATTAAAAGATTCAAACGGAATAGAACAAGAACAATTAGGAATAGAATTTTTAAGAACATTATATAATGAACCAAACGCTATTTGGAAAAAAACATCTTATAATACTATTGGCGGAGTTCATAAATTAGGTGGAACTCCTTTTAGAAAAAACCATGCTGGAATAGGTTTTACTTACGATCAACAAAGAGATGCATTCATACCTTCTAAACCTTATAATAGTTGGATTTTAAATGAAACTACTTGTTTATGGGAAGCACCCGTTTCTTATCCAGTAGATAGTAACATAAATAATATGTATAAATGGAACGAAGAAATTTTAAATTGGGAGTTAATGAATGGCTAAACGTAATGGTGGTATAATTGGTAAAGTAAATACTCCGTCCGCTTCTGTAGCAACAGGAGTATGGAGATTACAAGATCAATTTAATGCTAAAAAAAATAGTACTTGGCCAGCAACACCTTATTCAATAGATTTTTTAGTAGTAGCTGGAGGTGGAGGAGGTGGAGATCATAACTTTGGAGCAGGAGGAGGAGCAGGTGGATTTAGAACATCAACTCAATCAGTAGCACCAGGAACAGCAATTACAGTGACAGTTGGAGGATCGGTAGGAGCTCAATCTACAGGATCTAATTCGGTAATTTCAGGTACAGGTTTAACTACAATAACTTCTGCAGGTGGTGGAGCCGCAGGAAGAAATGGATCTGGCGCAGGAGGAGCCTCTGGAGCGGGTGGTAATGGAGGTTCAGGTGGAGGTAGTTCTAGAAATGGTACAGCAGGTTCAGGCAACACACCAAATACAAGTCCCTCTCAAGGAAATAATGGAGGGGTAGGTGGTGAAGGTGCTCCATCTTATGGTGCTGCAGGAGGTGGTGGAGCAGGTGCTGGTGGTTCTAATGGAACAACTACATCAGGAGGAAATGGTGGATCAGGTTCAGCAAATTCAATTACAGGAGGTTCAATAACTTATGCCGGAGGTGGAGGTGGAGGAGCTTACTTATCTGGCCCAGGAGGCGCAGGAGGTTCTGGAGGAGGTGGAGCTGGTGGCGCAGGGGGAAACCCAGCACCTTCTGGAGGTGCTGGATCAACTAATTTAGGTGGTGGTGGTGGAGGAGCTGGTGGACAAGGCGGAAGTGGAGGTAATGGTGGCTCTGGAGTTGTTATATTAAGTGTACCAACTGCAAATTATTCAGGTACAACTACAGGATCTCCAACAGTTACAACATCAGGAAGTAATACAATTTTAAAATTTACAGGTACAGGGAGTTACACAGCATAATGGCATATTTTGCAAAATTAAATTCTAATAATGAAGTAGTAGATGTACTTTCTGTTCACAATAATGAACTTAAAGATTTTAATGGTATTGAACAAGAACAATTAGGTATAGATTTTTTAAAAAATCTTTTTAAAACAAATGATGTATGGAAAAAAACTTCTTTTAATACTTATGGAGGAGTTTATTACAACACAGATCCAATTACAGGGATTAGAGTTTTGAATGAAGATCAATCAAAAGCATTTAGAAAAAATCATGCAGGAATAGGATATACTTATGATGAAAATAAAGATGCTTTCATTCCACCTAAACCATTCAATAGCTGGGTATTAAATGAAACTACTTGCCTTTGGGAAGCTCCTATACCTTATCCAACAGATGGGCAATATTATTCTTGGAACGAAGAAAATCAAAATTGGACTTTACAAAATATCTAAAATAGTTTAAAAAAAGTCAGAATGTCAGAAGCAGTTATTAATGGGATATTTCCAACGCCTATCTATATGTCTAAATTAGATAGAAAATTAACACCATTAGAATTAAAATTTGTAGAAAAATCTAAAAAAGATTTTTATAAAAACGAAGGTAATATTACATCAAATAATAATTATATCTTAAACGAAAAACCTTTTGCTAATCTTAAAAAAGAATTAGATTTAAGAGTTAAAGATTACTTTGAAAAAGTAATATCTCCAACCGATGCGATCACACCTTATATTACTCAATCTTGGTTAAATTATACTGAAACAAATCAATATCATCATAAACACGCACACCCAAATTCATTAGTATCAGGAGTTTTTTATATTAATTGTCATGAAGAATTAGATAAAATTAAATTTTTTAATGATGGTTATAAAACTATAAAACCTGAAATTAAAACTTGGAATTTATATAATTCAGAAACTTGGTGGTTTACTGTTAAAACGGGAGATATTATTATGTTTCCATCTTCTTTAACACATATGGTTGAAAATAAAGAAGGAACTAATACTAGAATTAGTTTAGCTTTTAATGTTTTTATAAAAGGTGTAATTGGTAATAATAAAAATTTAACTGAATTAATATTTTAATTATGAGTTACAAAATTATTGATAATTTTTTAGAAAAAGAAGATTTTTTAAAATTTAAACAAGATATATTTGGAGATAGAGTGCCTTGGTTTTATAGAACCGCACAGACACCAGAAGCAGAAAAAGATAATGAAGATGTTGGATATTTTTCCTTATGTTTTTATAATAATTTTTGCACTGATTTCATAGCTTTTAATTATTATTTAAATAAAATATACACAAAATTAAATTGTAGGTCTTTAATTCAATCTAGAGCAAATTTATTTTTAAAAAGAAAAGAAACTAATAAACTATCCTTTCATGTCGATTATGAACATAAAGATTCTCTTACTGCTATATTATATATGAATACAAATAATGGTGGGACTATTTTAAAACAAAAAGATAAAGAAATAAAAATAGATAGCATTGAAAATAGAGCTTTAATATTTAATACTAATACTTTTCATGCATCAAAAATACAGACAGATGAAAAAAAAAGAATAATTATAAATATTAATTATTTTTAATTTGAAAAATATAGAAGAACGTTTTTCATTTTTTTTAAAAGATGTAGTTTATCCATCTAATAATGAAAAAGAAAATAATCATTGGAATATATCTGGAATATTAAAGAAAAACTCTAATCAAGAATTTAAATTTGATGTAAGACCTATGTTTCAAATGCCTAATAATCAATTAGGTAAAAAAGGAACAACTTCTAGTAAAGCTGATAAAATAGTATTTGAGACTGACAAAGAATGGGTAATTATAGATGTTCCAGAACTTCATGAATATGTTAGAAAACAATCTTTAACAGTAGTTCAATTTGAAGATTTGCTTGTTAAATTAGAATGGAATATACATATATCTAAAAAATAGTATAAATTCATAAATTTTTGTATATAATGGTATAATATGCCATTAACAAAACTTACATTTCAGCCTGGCTTAGATACATTAGACACCGAAACTGGAGCAGAAGGACGTTGGGTCGATTGTGATAAGATAAGATTTAGGCAAGGTCTTCCTCAAAAAATAGGTGGTTGGACTAAATATAGCGATAGTTATTATGTAGGAGTAGGAAGAGCTTTACTTAATTGGTATGATTTAGCAGGGGCTCGTTATACTTCTTTAGGAACTGATCGTAAAATATACATTTATCAAGAAGGAACGAATGCTGATATTACTCCAATTCGTCAAACGAATAGTGCTATAAGTTGTTTTAGCACAGTTATTTCTAATGCAAATGTAACTGTAATTCAAACAAATCATAATGCTCTTGATGGTGATTTTGTTACTATCTCTAATGTATCAGTAGCTAATGTTGGAGGTATTTCAAACGTTTCTCTTACTGGTGAATTTGAAATTCAAAGCATAACTAACGTTGATGCTTATGTTATATTAACAAATACAGCAGCAGCTTCTACAGTTACTGCGAATGGAAATGCTACAATTCAATATCAATTAAATATAGGTCCTTCTATTCAAACTTTTGGATATGGATGGAATGCAGGTCCCTGGAATGGTGCTCAAGGATGGAATAATCCAGCGATTACTTCTACAGTTGAACTTGATCTAAGAAACTGGTCAATAAATAACTGGGGAGAAGATTTAATTATAACTCAATTAAATGGTTCTACTTATTTATGGGATGCTTCTAATGGAATTAGTGGTGGTAATAGAGCTACGTTAATAGCAAATGCTCCTACCAATTCTATATTATCAGTGGTTGCAACTGATGCTAGAATATTAGCATGTTTTGGAACTGAAACATCAATTGGAAATACAGCAACTCAGGATAAACTCTTTATTCGTTGGTCTGATCAAGAAAATTATAACGAATGGACACCTAACGTAATTAACACAGCAGGATCATATCGACTATCTGGTGGTAGCGAAATAAGATCAGCTAAACCCGCTAAAGGAACTATTTTAGTATGGACTGATACAGCAATGCATTCTATGGCGTATATAGGTCCTCCTTTTATTTATGGATTTAGACAATTAGGTAACGATTGCGGAGCTGTAAGTTTAAATGCGACTATTATAGTAAATGATATAGCATATTGGATGTCTAATGGTACTTTCTTTAGATATGCTGGAACAGTTCAAGAAGTTCCATGTTCTGTTATAAATCATGTATTTGATAATATTAATCAAGTTCAATACTCTCAAGTTTATTGTGGATCTAATGCTTTCTATGCTGAAGTAACTTGGTACTATTGCTCTGCAAACTCGAATCAAATAGATAGATATGTAGTTTTTAATTATGAAGAAAATTCTTGGTACTTTGGAACTATAGAGAGAAGTATATATCAAGATAATGCTGTAACTGAATTTCCAATTGGTGGAACTTATTTTCCTAATAGTACCGCTAACACAATTAGTACAATTAATGGTCTAACTTCAGGTCGTACTTTACTTTATAATATAGAAGATGGTGTTAATGCTGATGGAAGTGCTATTGTATCTTACATAGAATCAGGTGATGGTGATATAGCAGATGGAGAAGAATTTAGTTTTATAGATAAAATAATACCTGATTTTAAAAGTCAAGTTGGTAATGCTACGATTACTTTAAGAACAAGAGATTATCCAAACGATACAAAATATGAAAGTACGAATGTTGTAGCTAATTCTACGACTAGGTATAGTAGTGTTAGAGCTAGAGGTAGACAAGTTGCTATTCGATTACAAACTAATGATTTAGGAGATAACTGGAGATTTGGTACTCTTAGAGTAAATGTGAATGCTGATGGAAAAAGATAAATATAAAATAAGACTAGCTCGTATCGCCGATGCTGTAAATATAAGAGAATTACTTAAAACATGGTTAAAAGAAGCACCTTTTAACTTTGGAAATGCTAATAATAAAAAAAGCCTTGAAAATATTATATTTTACATTA